TAGCCGCCCGGCGTACTCCTTCATCTACGCGACGAGCAGCATAGACAACGCCGAACAGACGAGCCAGGTGCTCAAGACCCAGTTCATTGCGAACCAGCGGCTGTTCGATGACTGGGGCCCGGAGTTCCCCGATGGCCGCATCACGCCGAAACGCGGTGAGCGTTCGTTCGGCGTGGAGATGATGTACCTGAACAACGGCAGTTGGTTCCGCGCTATCAGCGCAGAGAGCCGCCAGCGTGGTGGTCGCCCGCGCGTGTATGCGCTTGATGACCCTGAGTATGACCCCAAGGCGAGCACGAGCATGAGCGTGCTGCGGTCGTACATGGAGCGGCTGCTGTTCAAGGTTGTGATGCCCATGGTCACCCGTCGCGATACGAGCGTGCGGTGGCTGGCGACTTTCGTGAGTCGGCGGCACTACGCGTGGCACGCGATGATGACCGAGCCGTCCCCCACCGGCCTAGTGGCGAAGGACCCCCGCTTTGACCAGTGGGCGCGGTTGACGCTGAAGGCGGAGTACGAAGAGGAAGGGGTGCGGAAGTCCTGCTGGCCGGGCATGTGGCCGCTTGACCGGAAGGCCAAGGATGCGGACCCCAAGTTGAAGGGACTGGTCAGCCTGGAGGAAGTTCGGGAGATGATCGGCACCCACAACTATCTGGCTGAGTATTTGGCCCAGCCGGGTGAGGCCGAGGACATGCACTTCGGCGAGGTGTCCAAGGCGAAGCATGGGTGGTGGCTTGAGAACCCGGACCCCCTGTTCGACACGGACCCGAAGAACAGCGAGGCGACGATCTGCTGGAACGGCAAGAGTGGCGTCGAGGAGAAGATGCCGATGACCCAGTTCCTGAAGGACCGGGTCCGCATGTTCATCACGGTCGACACCAGCTACACGGCAACGAGCGACAGCGACTTCAAGGTCTGCACCCTGCTGGGGTACGACCCGGTGGACGCCTGCCTGTTCGTGCTGGACACGTGGGGCGCCCAGTGCCGTGAGCAGAAGTTGATCGAGCAGTCGTTTGCCATGGCCGGCAGGTGGGGTTGCCCAACGATCCACCCCGAAGTAGTGCGGCAGTCGTTCGGCCTGTACACGGCTATGGAGTCGATGGTCCGGCAGAAGGCAGCGGAGGTGACTGGCGAGACCCCGCCCCGGATTATGCCCCTGCGGGTTGGCACGCTGGACAAGACCAGCAAGATCAACTCGCTGCATTATCGGTTCGAGCACGGGCTCATCAAGTTCCCCACGTGGCGCAGGGGTCAGTTGCCGTGGCGGCTCCTGTTTGACCAGATCGAGCAGTTCAACCCGGACGCCGACAGCGGCGGTCTCCAGCACGACGACTTCATCGACACGGTTGCGATGAGCATGTTCGTGGTGCGGGGGCGTTTGGACCGCCAGTTGGCGGCCGGGGATGCACCTACCCCCATGGATTTCGACCAGATGCTGGCTGATGGCAGCGTCCGGGATCCCCTGATTGCTGGTGGGGGTGCAGCGATTGAGGCAATGGATTTCAACCGGATGTCGGTTCAGTCCCTGATGAATGGCATGCAGGAGAATGTAAATGCAAAACGAGGCTCGCGCGTCTAATCCGCTCTATGTGACGATTCCGTTCGTATACTTTCAGATGCTCGCCCAGGCGTATTATGGGCAAGAGGTGGAGGACCGGATGAATGCGACACCGACTGACCAGAAGGTGCCGCAGCCGGACCCTTCGCCGCTGTCGCAGTTCAACATGAAGGGCGTCGAGCTCTTCGAGGAAATGCCGCCTGGCTGGAAGTCCCTGAGGAAGCGAAAGAACGATGAATGACTCCTACACGCTGCCCAAGGACAAGTTCCTTCTAGCAAAGATCATTGACCAGCACTGCGAACGTGAGATGACGAAGCTCACATACCGCCGGACGCTGTGGATTCTGGCGTGGTTCTACCTGAACGGGTTTAGGCGTTTTGACGTCTTTGACCCGCGCACTGCGCGAGTGGTGCCGTACTACTTGGATGAGGACGGGAACATGGAGTTCCAGTCCACCGAGTTGCTGTCGATCATCGACAAGACCACCGCGCGCCTGAACACCATGGACCTGCGCCCGCGTGCACTTCGCCAAGGCTTTAGCCTCGCGGGTCTGCGCGAGCGCAGCGTTGCGCAGTTGGTGGCCGATGCAGTTGTGAGCGACCAGCAGTTGGAGAAGGTGAAGCGGGAGTTCAACTACCTGTTCACCGTGCTGGGCTCGTGCGGCATCACGGGTCACATGGTGGATCACCCCACCATCGGTCTGACCAGCGACCTTGAGGTCATTCACCCCAAGGAACTGCTGCCGTTCCCGAGCCTGGGCCACGACTTCACGAAGGCGCGCGGACTGATCCGCCAGCGCGTCGTGCCGATGTCGTTCCTGCAGGAACGGTTCGGCAAGGGCGTGCTTGAGAAGAACAAGGAGAAGATGGACGCGTGGAGCTGGGAGTACGGGCATGACATGGAAGAGCCCGCTGATGCTCCCGGCAACGGTTACGTCCTGAACTCGGCCAGCACTGGTGCGCTCAACGGCGTGCCGGGCAGCAACGAGCTGGAAGTGGCGAAGGTCCGCGAGCTGTGGATGGATGGCCCGCGCGGCACGGTCAGCAGGTACGTGGTGACCAGCGGCGGTGTGACCCTCGAGGATCGCGATCTGAGCAGCGTCGAGACGTACTGCCCGGTGGGCATGGCGCGCTTCATGGACAACGGCACGTTCCATGGAGCAGGCGTGTTCGACATGATGTTCGGCATTGTGCGCGAGATGGAACGGTTGCTCAAGAGCCTGTTTAACAACATTCGCGACATCGACAAGTACGGCGTGCTGGTCATGCCGCAGGGCACGATCAACGAGCGTGCGGTCATGCGCGACATCGGCAAGGGCCTGCGGTACGTCAGCTACAGCAAGGACTCGATCCTTGGCGACGACTTCAAACCCATGGTCATCCAGCCGCACAATGCCGGCGATGTGCCGGGCAAGGTTGCGCAGTTTGCGAAGAGCATTATTGACAGCCTGAGCCCCGTGCAGGACCTGATTGCCGAGAAGGGTCGCGTGGATAGCACGAGCGGCCTGCAGTTCCTTGATGAGCAGATCAGCAAGGCGATGACCAATCCCACCAGCGGTGTGCAGACAGCGTTTGGTTCGATGTACAAGAGTCTGGTGGCAAAGGCCAGCCGCGAGATGATGGTCAGCGACCGGGCGCTGCCGGTAAACAAGTTGACGCTAGACCTTGCTGGTGCGGTCATTGACCCCGAAGACGGCACGGTCAGTTTCAAGAAGAACCCGATTCCGAACTTCAGCCAGATCAGTTTCACGGTAAAGGACACCAGCCCCCGCAGCGAAGTGGTGCGGAAGCAGGAGGCCATGAGCATGCTTCAGGCGGGGCTGACTGACCCGGAGGGCGTCAAGTTGTTTGCGCTCAAGGAAGGCCTTGACCTTGCCGTGTGGATGGATGAGGAGAAGTCGGCGTACGAGAGCGTGATCCGTAACATCCTGCTCCTGTACGGAGACGGAACGACCACTCAGCAGATCGTGCTGACCCCGCACACGTGCCGACCGGACCTGCAGCTCAGGGTGCTTAGTTCGTTCATGGCAAACCCGATCATGTCCTTGTCGAGTCCTGCGGTGCAGGACGCGTTCAAGGGTTACCGTGAGTCCCTGATCTCGTTCATGGGACAGTCCCTTCCCGCAATGGTTCCGAACCCCGATGACGTTGCCAACGTCAACCCAGGCATGATGGCTGGTGGGGGCGGACCCGAAGCACAACCACCTCAAGGAGCGATGAATGGCTGACGACAACAACGATGCGCTTGGCATGGACACCGAACTGGAACTGGAAGACGGCACCGTGATCACGCTGGGCGAGCTGATGCAGCAGGCCCAGCAGGCCAAGCAGCTGCAGGGCCGTGTTCAGGACTTGACCCGGTTTCAGGAGAACGCAACCAAGCTGATGCGTGGCGAGAGCCCGGACCTGCAAGCGGCATACGAAGTGCTGCGCGGCGCTGGTTTCAGCGATCAGGAAGCGCGGGAGTACGCACAGGAGTACGTGGATACCGAATCGGCGGGAGGCCAGGAGGCAGAAGTGGGCGAAGACGACCAGATCCAGCAGATGATGAAGCAGTCAACCCGTGCAGCGGAGGAGCGTGCTGAGGCTGCTCTGCGGGAAACGCGGGATATGCGCCTGCGCATGCTGCGCGATGCAATGGACAAGAACGTGGTTTCTGCTATTGACGGGAACCCGGAGATCGTTAAGATGTTGGAAACGCTCGACAAGACCCGTGGCCGCGAACATGCGGCGGGTGCCTGGCGAGCTCTGCAGGACCAGGTGCGTGAGGCCACCCTCAAGAACCTGTACGCCCGGCGCGATGCGTCTGGTGGACAGTTCAACGAGGACTGGGTCACGGACGAAGCAGCGAAGGCTGCGAAGGCGATTGCAGGAAATTATCGCACGGTCATCGGAGACATTGATGCCCTTGGGCGGTCTCCGGAAACAGAGGGCGAACTCGAGTATCTGAAGTCACACGCTCCTGTTGCACCCCCCGAATTCAAGAAGGGGATGGACAAGGGTGATGTGGAAAAGGATGTTCGTGCGTTCAACGTAGACACGCTTTCCCGCCTTGCCCTCGACACGTCGGCTGGTGGGGAAACGAAGGTCTGATCTTTCGCACTCAAACCGGCCTGAGGCCGGAGTTAAATAGTCATGGCATATACAGTGACCGCAGGGTCGCTCTTTGGTTCGCAGTCTCTGCGAATCCAGGAGGTCCTTAACAAGAACATCGAGGTGTTCCTCCCGGCCCTCGACCCGGCGTGGCGGGATACCACGGTGACCAGCCAGGGCGTCGGTCAGGCCAACCTGATCGGCCGCGACATGAAGATCCTCAAGATCTACATGGGCGCAATGGCTGGTGTGTTTGAGATGGCTGACAGCCGCAACAACTTCGTTCTGTTTGGTGACAACACCATCAACAATGTTGCTGACAAGCTTCAGACCCAGGGTATTAATCAGACCTGGCCGGATGCTACGGAAGGTGCGATGGCGCGTCCTTACCGTCTTGGCATCGGCATGAAGGCGATGGTCTCCAACCTGCTCGTCACCCTTGGTGAGATGCAGGCCGAGGCGACCCCCGCTTTCATCGGCGAGATTCTTGCCCCGAAGCTGGAAGGCCATGCTCGTCTGATCGCTCAGACGCTGTGCAACTACTGGTACCTGGCCGAGAACGACAACTACAAGCTTGGCGTGATTGGCGCGAGCGCCTCTCAGTCCACCACGGACAGCGTCAACACGACTGTTGTCTTCACTCCGCCGGAACTGAGCATCGACCGCTATGCCGTCGGCATGCGCGTTGACATCTACAACAGCGGTGGTACTCGTCTGAACGAAGTCGGTGGCAATCGTCTGAACGCCATTGTCAGCAAGGTTGATGAAGTTGGCGGAACGGTGAACATCACCATCCTCAACGTCCTCACCGGCGCAATTACGTTCACCGGCAGCACCAACATTGTGTACTTCGCCAACGGCCGCAACGCTTCTCAGGGTTTCGGCATCGCAGGCATCAACAGCTGGCTCAAGAACAGCGGCAACCTCCTCGGCAACGACGCAGACACGGCTAACGCCATCGACGTCGCCAAGCACCCG